CAATTACGGATATATCCTTGAAAATGAAAAGGATTTGTTTGCAAAAAATGCTTATCTTGTTGATTCAAGAACCGTCGGACAATACACAGGCTTGACCGACAAGAACGGCAAGAAGATTTTTGAGGGGGATATTATCGTTATTAATACATTCGAAAAAGGAAAAACCAAAAAATTTAGAGTTGAGTTTGATGATGGTATTTTTGGGATAAGATTGTCAGCAAACGCTTATGACAGCACAATTATTCCGCTTAGGTCATTTGATTACATCGAGATAATTAAAGGTGAAGAAAATGATTAAAACACAAAGAAAAATTCAATTTCATGATGATTGTGGAGCTTTAGTTAATTATGAAGAATTAGAAAAAGCTGTATTATGGTATACTCCACACCCTGTCGCTTCTAACAAGCACATTTATAAATACGGCGAATATCCTGCTGTAAGTATCGGAAAAGATAAAATACACATTCACAGGCTTTTGATGATGTTTTGGCTTAACTGCATTATACCGAGCAGTTTTTGTGTACATCATATTGACGGTAACAAAATGAACGCTCAAAAAAACAATTTGGCAGTTGTCAACCTTTCAATTCATCAATCTGCTCATAATAAAGGCAAAAAGCTTTCTGAAAGTCACAAGCAAAAAATAAGAGAAAGCAATCATTTAAGAAAAGGAAAAAGGCACAAATACAAAATTAACGTATCTCCCAAAACTGTTTTTGAATTAAAAAGCAATGGATATAGTTTTAATCAAATATCAAAAATGTTAAATCTTGATTGGGGATGTGTCAAGCGAAGATATCAAGATTATATCCACGATAACCCCGAGCTGTTGGAGGTGGGAGAATGAGCCTGATTATCAAGGGTATGAAGCTACCGCAACATTCAGCCGTTAACGGAGAAAAGGACACTGCATACAGGTGTATTATTTTGGCACATCCCGACAACTCTGTTGAGCTCGTTATCGATACAGAATTTACAAGCGCATACGATAATGGTCACAACATTCAGCGTTATCCCATCACTGAAATCCCCGCACCACACGGCAGACTGATTGACGCGGATAAACTTGTTTGGTTTATTGATAATCATATCGCGTCGGGTAAAAAATGGGTTGAATTTGAAACAATCAAAGATATGATTAATTCACTACCTACAATCATCGAAGCGGAGGTGAGCGAATGATGGCAACTTGTAAGGATTGTTTATATTGGGAAGCCTGCAATGAATACAGAGGTGCTTTTTGGGGGCACAAAGCGCAGTACAGTAGCCCTATAATCAACGCTTCCGCTGATAGTTGCATTTTCTATAAAGACCGCTCCCGATTTGTGGAGCTGATTATCGCGAAAAAGATTAAACATTCGCCTGATATTGAGAAAATGAGAGAATTTCACAAATTAGGGCTTGGAAAAGGAATGGGCGAACGCAGTATTTTCTGGACTTGTTCCAATTGCGAATCGTGGGTAAGTTTGGCACATAAATATTGTCCTAATTGCGGCGCTAAATTTGAAGCCGAACAGGCGTTGAAGGAGCGTGATAGAGAATGAAACCTACATATTTCTTTCCTATCGCTATGATAGCTATGGATGTCGGCGCGGCGATAATGTGCGTCGTAAATAAAGAATATAAAAAAACCGTGTATTGGATTGCGGCGGCAGTCCTTAACGCGGCGGTGACATTTTGAAAGGAGAGTAAGGAAAATGAATAATTCAAACAAAGGGATAGGATGTGGCACTGCTTTAGCATTAATGCTGACGGTTGCTTTCGTTATTTTGAAACTCTGCAACGTAATTGACTGGTCTTGGTGGTGGGTTGTTTCACCAATATGGATTTACTTCGGGGTTGTCATAATAATTACTATTATTATCTTATTAATAAGCAAATAACACTTAAATAAAAAAAGGGGAAGAAAAAGAATGAAAAACAATCAGCAATACAACAAACACAAAAAGCGCAGTCACAGGTCGCACAAGCAGAGCCTTGTCGGTATGCAACTGTCGAAAACGGCGAGACCTGACTCGCTGAGCCTTAGAAGGCTTCACCGTATGCTTTTCAGCGGAAAATACCGCTTGTACTAACCCACAACAGCACCGCTCGGCTGTTTATTATAATTCCGTTCATTTCCGTGCAATAACCTCGGAGCGGCGAGGAATGAAAGGGGGAATAAACTATGTTTAAGTAAAAGCTCTTAGCCTTGCCGGACCGCAACTACAATTTAACAATTCGAATGACAGCATACATATTCAATTTTATCAACAACAATTTCAGCGGTTCGGCAAGGCGATATTATTCTAATTATGAAAATAAAATTATATATTCACAATTCTTTTTGAAGGAGCGGACAAGCTCCTTTATATCCTGCTATAGGAATTAATTAAGTGACGAAAGCCCAACGCTTTATTATAATGAAAGGTTACATATATGTTTGTATATAAGGCAACAATCCAGAGCGGTCCGCTGCTTGAGGTCAAATACTACAAGTCAATACGTCAGCGCGGTAAAAGGAATGTTGCCCGCAGCATCAACCGCTCATTAACACCTGATAAAATGCAGAGGGCTAACAAAATCAGGTCAGAGCAGAACATAAGGCGGCTTATCCTTTGCAACTTCTCGGAGGGAGATAGGTGGGTGCGCTTTTCCGCGCCTTATGTGAAATTCACGGAAAAAGAGTTTGAGCGTGTTGTCAGTAATTTTTTTAAGCGTGTGAAGTATCACGCGGCAAAGGCAGGGTTAGAGTTCAAGTACATAGGCTTTGTTGAATCCGGCAAGAAGGGTGAGAACTGGCACTTGCACATTATCATCCCGCGTGAAGTCTCCGCTATAGCCGAGAAGTGCTGGAAGTGGAAAAACGGAATTTATAACAAGCCGCTTTACCTTGACGGCGCTTTTAAGGACCTGTCGAAGTACATTTCAAAGGATGCGGCTCGTCACAAGGACATCGGAGCAAACAAGCGAATAAAAACATCAAGGAACCTACAGCGCCCGACGGTTCAGGTCAAGGAGCACGTCAAGCGAGAGTATCAGAGAATCGAACGCACGGGAGAAATCGAAGTACCGAAGAATTATTATCTGCTCAAGGATGATAGTTTCAGTGTTAACGAGATTACCGGTGCGGTTTTCAATTTTTCATTTTTGCAACTGAACGCCCGCCAATGGTGGGGAGAAGATAAAGCCGAGGATTTTTTATAATCGCTCGGCCGTAATGCTACGCCTTAAGGAGTGAGACTGATGGGCAGACATAAAAAACTTGATTTGACTTTAGCAAAGCGGCTCGACTCAATTATGCAACAGCGCCGCTTATATCCGTCTGACGTTTCAAAGCTCACGGGAATTAAGGTCAGGATGATTCACAACTACATTTCCGGCACCTGCCAGCCGTCGGCGTTTATGGTCAAGAAGCTCGCCGAGGGCTTGAACGTGTCCGCCGACTATCTTCTCGGCGTGGGGGAACAGTAGAAAACAGTGCAACAAATTGCACACTTTATTCACTAAAATGGTAGTAAAGAGATAATCTTTACTGCCTTATTTTTTTATGACAAACCGAGTTGTTACAGTCGAATGGATTAAAGAATTAATACGCAGCGGCGACACCGCGCCGTTCTATAACACAAGGGCATGGGGCGAACTCAGAGATCGCAAGCGCAAGGCTGAGCACTGGGAGTGTGAGCGTTGCCGAGCCAAAGGAAAGTACAAACCCGGTAAGGTCGTTCATCACAAAAAGTATCTTCGATACTTTCCTGAGCTCGCGCTTGATTATGACAACCTCGAATGTCTTTGTGATGAGTGTCATTACGACGAACATCACAGGGCAGAGAACAAGCCGCAGCTCAACGAGGAACGCTGGTAACCCCCCGGGTAAAAAATCAAAAATATTTCGGCGTTTTGGATAACGGCGGCAGGGTAGACAGTTTGGAAATCTCGCGCACGCGAGAAATTTTTGGGGAAGGAGAGAGGCAGAATGGCAAAGTCAAAAAAGGCAATCAGCGTTGCCGTCGTTAGCAAAAACAAGAAGCAAGTCCGTGAGGATTTGGTTGCTCAGCTCAGGGCGATGGGCGCGGATGTTCTTGCCTTCAAGGACCTTATTGACCGCTATATGTTCTACCGCGATATGGAAATCAAATTGCAAAAAGATATTGCCAATCGTGGCTTGGAGTTCGAGGCGAAGTCCGCAACTGGTAAAATCTACATGAAAGAAAATCCCAGCGTAAAAAATGCCGTTATTTACAACAAGCAATGCCTCGCAATCCTCAACCAGCTTGGTCTTAACACTAAGACTATTGAGCCGAACACGGAAGATGATGAGCTTTGACGCTTAACCGCTATATCCAGGATTACATTGACCTTGTAGAGAGCGGAAAATACCGCGTTTGCAACGACCAGATTTTATTAATCGAGTTTGTCAAAAATGTTTTTGAAACTGAGAGCATTTACGTTGACGGCGAACAAGCGGAGAGGTATTTCCAGCTCCAGAAATATTTTGAGTACAAGCTCTTTGAGTGGGAAAAATTCTGTTTTGTTCTCCATAACTGCACTTACTCAGCACCGGGCGTTTTACGCTTCCCGACGCTTATAATCGTTGTGTGCCGCGGCGCTGGCAAAAACGGCTATTTAGCATTTGAGGATTTTGCTCTGCTTACTCCTGTTAACGGTATCAGAGAGTACGACATAGACATTTGCGCGACCTCTGAAAAGCAGGCTAAAACCTCATTCTTTGACATTTATAATCTCCTTGAGCGAAACCAGAAAAAGATGAAAAAACACTTTTACTGGAATCGCACTGAGATAAGGAATTATAAAACGAATTCAACAATTCGCTACCGAACCTCGAACGCAAAGAGTGCCGACGGCGGACGTCCGGGCAAGGTTGATTTTGACGAATACCACGCTTACGAAAACTACGATTTAATCAACGTGTTTCGGACAGGCTTCGGCAAAAAGCCTATGCCGCGTGAAACCATCACCACCACGATGGGCGATGTTCGCGACGGTCCGCTTGATAACCTCATTTCCGACGGCGAGAGCATATTAAAGGGAGACATCCCTGATAACGGCATTTTGTTTTTCTTCTGCCGGCTTGACTCTGACGACGAGGTTCACGATGAGGCAAATTGGTACAAGGCTAATCCAAGCCTGCAATATTTTCCCGAATTGCTCAGGGAAATGCGCAAGGAATATCAAGAGTTTTTGCGAGATAACTTTGGCAACGCGTCATTTATGACCAAGCGAATGAACCGTCCGTTCGGTACAGCGGAAGAACCTGTCACCAAGTGGGCAAACATCCTCGCAACAAACCGCCCGTTTATCAACCTTGAAGGCGAACGGTGCGCTTTCGGCATTGACTACACAAAAATTAACGACTTTTTGTGTGTCGGCTTATTGTTCATTAAAGACGGATTTATTTACTGGAAGTCGCACTCTTGGGTATGCGAGAACAGCCGCGATTTATCGCGCATCCGTTTCCCGATAAAAGCGGCAGCGGAAAAAGGATTGCTAACACTTGTTAATGCTGTTGAGATTCCGCCGGAGCTTCCGGTTGAATGGCTCGCGGAGCAGAAAGACCACTATAAAATCATTCGCGGTGCTCTGGATAACTACCGATTAACGGTTCTCAAGCGTCCGCTTGAACAAATCGGCTTTGACCTCAACAGGAAAGAGGGCAACAACAACCTGTGGCTTGTCCGTCCGTCAGACATAATGCAGGTTCAGCCGATTATATCGAGTGATTTTGATAATCAGCGCATTATTTGGGGTGACAATCCGCTTATGCGCTGGTACACGAACAACACCAAGGTTGTCAGAGCCAAGAACAACAATTACACATACGACAAAATCGAGCCGCGCAGTCGTAAAAACGACGGTTTTATGGCACTCGCAGCGGCGTATACGCAAAAAGAGTATTTGCAGTCAAATGCAACGATTACAAGCGCACAATTCGACTATATGAAAGTCTACACATTTTGAGGAATCGAGGTGATTATTTGAATTTTATTGAGTTTATAAAATCCAAGCTCATAGGTCGAAAATCCTATGAGGTTGATTCAAAAACCTTTGATGAATTTTTTGAGGAGACCCTTGAAACCTCGAAATTTCATTTGTACGAAATAGCCTTGTACACGGCGATTGATTTAATCGCCCGTACCCTGTCAAAATGTGAATTTGTTACCGTGGTAAACCACGAGGAGTTTTACGGCGATGAATACTACCTCTGGAATATTCAGCCAAACAAACATCAGACTAAAACAGAATTCTTAATTCAGTTTTTCTCTAAGCTGATTTTTGAGAATGAAGCTCTGATTTTCGAAACCGCGGACAGGCAGCAGCTCCTTGTCGCCGACAGCTTCGGCAAAACCGAGTACGCGATTTTTGAGGACACTTACAGCGGCATAACCGCCCGAGGTTACACGTTGGAGCAGACGTTAAAATCCTCAAAGGTTATCGTTCTTAAGTATAGCAATGTTGCTCTCCGTCACCTGCTCAGCGATATGTGCAAGGCGTATCAAGAACTCATTACAGCGGCAGAGGAGCGATATAGAAAATCCACCGGACACAAAGGCGTTTTGGAAATATCAACAGCCGCCCAGGGCGACACAGATTTTGAGAAAAATCTTAACGACCTTTTGCAAAACCGGTTCAAGCAGTATTTTAACGCGAAAAACGCTGTCCTGCCGTTGTTCAACGGCTTTAAGTATTCCGAGCCGACGACCGAAGCCGGTAAAACCACCAACTCAGAAATTAACGATATTACGAAGTTGAAGGCAGAGGCGGTGAACGCTGTCGGCAACGCGCTGCATATCCCGCCGGCATTGATTACCGGTGAAGCCTCACAGCTATCCGACGCCGAATCCGCTTTTATTGCCGGCGCAATAGATCCCATCGCGCAAATGCTCGGCCAAGAGATTACCGCAAAGCGTTACGGTGTTGCCGACTATAAAAAGGGCAACTACCTGTTTATCGATACCACCTACGCGCGGCACATTGACGCTATTTCGTGTGCCACCAACCTCGACAAGGCGATTGCAAGCAGTATTTTGAACCCCTACAAGGCACAAAAGTACTGCAATATGTTGCCAAGTAAAGAGGATTGGGCAAAGGAATATCAAATCACAAAGAATTATCAAACGCAAAGCGCAACGAAAGGGGGTGATGAATAATGTTGAGAAAACAATTTGAAGTTAAACAAATCAAAGAGAGCAAGGTGCTTGATTTATACCTTTACGGAGAAATTACCTCTGATTGGTACGACTGGTGGAGCGGTAAGATTATCGAATCAACAACCTCAGCGGATTACGTCCGCAAGGCTATTGATGAAGCCGGAGACGTTGACCAAATCAACGTTTATATAAACTCTATCGGTGGCTCGGTGTCAGAGGGTAACGCGATTTACAACATCCTTAAGCGAGCCAAAGCAAAGGTTACAACCTATATCGACGCTTTCGCTTACAGCGTAGCTTCGGTTATTGCTATGGCAGGCGATAAGGTCGTTATGCCGAGTAACACTACAATGATGATCCACAACGCTATGATGGGTTGTTTCGGAAACAGCACCGAGCTGAGAAAAGCCGCGGACGACCTTGACAAGATTAATGAGGCAAGCTGTAACACTTACCTCGTTAAGGCTGGGGATAAAGTCACGCGCGAACAGTTAACAGAATTCCTCGACAAAGAGACATTCTTCACCGCCGATGAAGCGCTGGAGTATGGCTTATGTGATGAAGTCGTTGACCCCGTCGCCTTCGATGAAAGTAAAGAGGAAGTTATCAAGCAGGCGCTTGAAAACAAGAACCCTGTCGCTCAAAAAGTTATGGAGCGCATAAAACAAGCTCAGGGCACCCCGCCCGAGCCGAAACCTGCTCCCGAACCTCAGCCGCCCGCTCAGAAAGAGCAGGATTGCTTTGAATGGTTTGCGGAACAGTTTAATCTTAATTAATCAAAATCGAAAGGAAGATGAAAATGACAAATTTAGACACAAACAAAACCGCTATCCAGGTTTTTAACGAAGATTTCAAGGCGGCTATGGAAGCTAAGGATTTTGAAGCAATCGGAGAAGCCGTGCAGACTTACAGTGAGAGCGTCAGAGAGGAAATTCTTGATATTGCAAGAGAATATCAGCAGACAGCCGACGCATCAATCCTTGCAAGCCGCGGCGTGCGCCAGCTTACAAGTGCTGAGCAGAAGTTTTACGATAATCTTATCGCGTCAGCATCCTCGGAGGATCCCAAGCAGGCACTCACAGGCGGCGAAAAAACATTTCCGCAGACCGTAATTGATACGGTTATCGAGGACATTGAGAACGCTCACCCGCTGCTTGCGGCGCTGAAAATCACAAACACATACGGCTCTGTCAAGTTCGTGTTTGCGACTGACACTAAGCAGCTCGCCTCATGGGGTCAGCTTACTGCGGCTATTACTCAGGAGATTTCAGGCACGATTGAAGCAGTTGAGTTCAGGTCCAACAAGCTCACTGCGTTCATGCCGGTGCCTAAAGACATTCTCGATCTCGGTGCGAGCTACGTTGACGCGTATGTAAGAAAGATCCTTGCGGACGCGCTTGCATGCGGATTGGAGTACGGCGCGATCTACGGTACAGGCAACAATATGCCTATCGGAATGACAAAGAACCTTGACGGCTCGGTTACTCAGGGCGAATATCCGGATAAAACTCCGGTCTCCTTCACAAAGTTGGATGTAAAGACATATACATCCGCGATTGCCCAGCTTGCGATAAAGCGCGGAGGTCGTCCGAGAACCATCTCCAAGGTTGCTCTTATTGTCAATCCCGTTGACTACCTCACAAAGATTATCCCCGCTACTACGGTGCAGGCAACGGACGGAACATATAAGAACAATGTGTTCCCCTTCCCGACAGAGGTGTTCCCGTCTGAGATGGTGGAGCAGGGTACAGCAATTCTCGGTATTCTCGACAATTACATTCTCGCCATTTCGACAGGCGGCGTGAGCGGAAACATTCAGTATTCAGATCAGTACCAGTTCCTGGAGGATGTAAGAACATACATCGTCAAGCTCACAGGTACAGGAAGGCCGGTGGATAACACCAGCTTTATTGTGCTTAACATCGCTAACCTTAAGGCGGCGATGATTCAGGTTGAGGTCACAAACAACGAATAAGGCGAGAAAACTGCCTTTTATAAAAACCAAACGGAGGTGTGAAAGTGGCAATTTCAATCAGCGATAATCTTCTTAGTGATGTAGCTATAATGCTCAATTACACAGCGGCTGAAAGAGCCGAGGACATAACCATAGATAGAAGAATAAGGATAATGATTGAGAACGGCATTGCGCGCCTCCGTTCATCCGCGCCGGATTTAACCGTCAAGGATTTTGAAGAAGAAGGCAATGCAAGAGCGTTGCTTTTCGATTACTGCCGTTACGCTGACAGTAACGCTTTAGAGATGTTCGGTGTCAATTTCAGCGCCGAAATCTTGGCGTTAAGGCTCGATTATAAGGTTAGGAGTGAGCAGAATGAAGATTAAAAACGAACCTGAGTTTATAACCTTCAATGACGGCTTGGTGACAACCTACGACACCGACGATAACGATAACATCATCCCCGCAACCGGAAGGGCGCACCGCTTTGGTGATGAAAAGATAGGAATAACCCGATACTATGCCGCCCGTCAGAACGATATTGAGCTTAACAAGGTCATTCACATCCGCAGGTCGCTCAGTGTCACCGCCGAGGGCGCGGCGGTTATCGGCAAAACCCGCTATAAGATAGAGCATGTACAACAGGCGCCGTATACCAACCCGCCATCAACTGTTTTAAGCCTGTCTCAGCGTGGTTTATGGGAAGGAGCTGTCGAGGATGGTTTATAAGGACTATGAGGCGTTTAAGTCAGCGATTGAAGCCTGCGGAATTCCAGCGGCAGAGGCGGAGTTTAAAAAGTCCGTGCACGTGCCGTATCTATGCTATTTCCGTTCAGCGGAAAAGCCGATTACAGCCGACGGCAAGGTGATATTGGCACGCACCGAAATGGCGGTTGAAGTTTATACGGCGAAAAACGACACAAAAACCGAACGGCTTTTTGAGCAGTGGCTTGCCGAACAGAGAATAAACGCTGCAAAAACCGAGCGCGTTTTTGTTCAGTCAGAAAGCTACTACGAGACTGTTTACGAGTTCGAGGTGGTTTTCAAGTGAGCTACAAGGTTAAATCGGACGAAACAGGCTCTGCCGTTTCGAACATCCTATATCAATTCACTGCCGATATTCAAGCGGGCGTTCGCAACCTCACGGATGAAAAGGCAGAAAAGCTGAAAAAACTCATTCAGGAAGGCGCCCCGGTCAACAAGCGGAGAACCAAGCGGCGCGGTACTTATAAAAAGAGCTGGCGGATTAGGAAAACAAAAGACACTTTCGCGGTCTACGAAAAAACAGTAGGCTCACCGCGGGAGTACCGCTTAACTCACCTGCTCGAAAACGGTCACAGAGCCAAAAACGGAAAAACAGTAAAAGCGCAGCCGCACATAAAGCCGGCTGCTGATAAAATCAATGCCGAGTATGTCAAGGACATTGAAAATTTAGTTAAAACCTCGCAGCGGCAAGGCGGAGGTTTACGAACAAAATCATACAAAAGATAGGAGGAATAATTTATGGAAAAAACGATTGCAAAAGTCGGTTACGCTATGATTACAGAGGAGAACGATAATTCTACAACGTATGAAGCCAAAATTACCTACTTCGAGTCCGGCGAAGCAGGCGGCAGAGAGGTTAAAGCATCTCCCCAGGGTGAAACGTTCGAAATCGAGGCGGACGGAGTTGTTGTACACGCAGGCGAGGTCAACAGCGGCTACAATATTGAACTCACTTTGCTGGACATTATCGACGCTATCAGAGAGAAGTGGCTTGAACGTGTCAAAACTTCGGACGGTCACCTTGAAACAGGCGGCGCGGTTGTATACCCGAAGTTTGCTTTGATTGTTGCCAAAGAGACTATGTTTGCCGATAAGAAATACGCGATTGACGTGTACTACTGCTGTCAGGTTCAGGAACGCCCGGAAAAGACAGCGAAAACAAGCGCAAAGCAGTACGATCCCGAGTTTCCTACATACAAAATCGGCTCGCGTCCGAGAAGAGATAACAAGTGGGTACACAGAGAAGTTTTCGCAGATGAGCTTCCCGACGCTGTACCTGTTACTGCTCCCGCAGCTCAGAGCAGCGGCTCAGGCAGCAACAGCGGCTCAGGTTCGTAATTATGATTATTTCAATCAACAAAAAGATTATAAGGGTAGAGGTTAACGCCTCTACCCTCATAATCTACGAGGACAGATTTAAGGGCAGGCGGTTGTTGCAGGATATAAGCGAATTGACAGGCATTGATGATGTCGCTTCAATCCCTTTCGCGCTGACAACCAAGCTGCTTTGGGCGGCGGCAAAGACCGCCGACACAAACACTCCCGATTTTTATGAATGGACAAAGCAGTTTGAAATTGCCGATGTTATCGGTTGCGGATTGCAAATCATTCAGCTTTATGTCAGAGACATCGAAACCGTAAAAAAACCGACAGCGGCAGTCAGAGCGGCGCGTTTGTTTCGGCGCTTCAAATTTTGGCTTACGCGACAAAATGCGGGCTGACTGCCGCGGATTTTGAAAAAATGTCAATCGGCTTTGTGGTCGATTACTGCGTCGCCCGTTCCGAGCTTGAACACGGCGATAAAAACAATGATGAAAGCAACTTTATAATGCTCAAAAAGAATTATAGTGTAATTCAAGATAAATACGAAAAAGGTGAAATCTCCGAAGAGCGATACGGAGATTTTATGAAACGTTACAGAGAATTGGAGGCGCTTTATGGCTTCGACTATTAAGGGAATTACCGTTCAGATTGGCGGTGACACCGTAAATCTAAATAAAGCCCTCAAAGGCGTTGACAACACCTCAAAAAACCTGCAAAGGGAGTTAAATCTTGTTAATAAGGAATTGAAGTTTAACCCCGACAACGCGGTACTTCTCGCACAAAAGCAGGAAATCTTGACGGATAAAATCAACGCTACGCGCGAAAAGCTCCAAAAGCTCAATGAGGTTCAGGAGCAGGTGGAGCGGCAGGCCAAGTCAGGCGACCTCGGAGCGGATGAATACCGCGCGTACCAGCGCGAGGTTGAGACCACAAAAAGCAAGCTCGAACATCTTGAATCCGAGCTTGGTAAAACAAACGACAAGTTCAGCGAGGTTCAGCGGAAAGCGAATGACGTCAACTTTAATAACGCCGAGGGAAAGGTCAAATCCTTTAAGGATAAATTCAAGGATATGGCCGACAAGTCCATCGAAAGCGCCGAACAGCTCAAAAAGAAGCTGGACACAGTTGGCGACGGTCTTGAAAAAGCCGGAAGCGTAATAAGTAAAGGTTCAGCCGCCGGTGCTGCCGTTCTTGCCGGTTCGGTTGCGTCGTTCAAGGATTTGGACAACGGCTACGACATCATCGTAAAAAAGACCGGTGCCACTAATGAAAAGTTTGATAGCCTGAAAAAGACAGCAGATGAATTATTCAGCGGCTCGACTTTTGATATGACCGCCATCGGCAACGCGGTGGGTGAGATTAACACACGCTTTGGTTTTACTGATGAAAAGTTAAAATCCGTTTCTGAATCTTATTTGCAGTTTGCGAAAATCAACGACGCGGATGTTTCTGACAGCGTTTCCAAAACCGCCCGCATTATGCAGGCTTGGAATATTTCCGCGGAGAACATTCCCGACCTGCTCGGTATGATTACCGCGAAAAGTCAGGAAACTGGCGTATCAGCCGACGCATTAATGAACAAGGTCCTGGACAACAACAGCACCTTTAAGGAAATGGATTTGTCATTGGAAGAATCTATTTCCTTGATGGCTCAGTTCGAGCGTAACGGCGTTAACGACAGCACCGCGCTTATGGCTCTGAAAACAGCAGTTAAAAATTCCGCTAAAGAGGGCGAAGGCTTAAGCGATGTTTTGAGGAAGAACGTTGCGGATATAAAAAATGCCAAAACGGACACAGAGGCGTTGCAAATCGCTACCTCTCTGTTTGGTACGCGCGGTGCGGCGGAAATGGCAAACGCAATTAAAGAGGGCAGGATCAATTTTGACGATTTGTCCGGTTCAATGTCCAATTACAAAAGCACCGTAAAGGACACTTACGAGGGCACGCTTGATCCGTTGGAGGAATCCAAAAAGGGTATAAACAACCTCAAATTAGCCGGCGCGGAGCTGGCAAGCGTCGCCTTAAAGGAAGGCGAGCCCCTTATTGAGGACGTCATTGACGGAGTAAAAGGCGTTACCGAATGGCTAAAGAAGCTCACTCCCGAACAGAAAAAGATGCTTGCAAAGACAATCGAGATTGTCGCTGTCGCAGGTCCTGCCGTAACTCTCACAGGCAAGGCGGCTAAAGGTATAGGCGGTATTGTCACGGCAGCTACTAAATTAGTTCCTAAGCTTATAAGTGCTACCGCGGCGCAAGGCGGTTTAAACGCTGCTATGGATGCCAACCCTGTCGGCGCGGTGGTTCTCGCAATAACCGCATTTGTTGCCGTGCTCGGCGGAGCTATAACAGCTATCAATAATTTTCACCAAGCACAGCTTGATAATGCAGGATTTACAGCACAGATTGAAAACACCCAAGCGGCGATTGATAAGATTAACGAGCTGAAGGATGGCATGTCACAAACCGCTGAATCTATCAGCAACAGCATGGCAAACACCTCCGCTGAAATGGGAGTTATCGAAAACTATAAAAACGATCTCGATGAATTGCTCGGAAAAGCGAATCTTACACCCGAGGAGCAGGGCAGACTGACTACTATCGGAGATTACTTTAAGCAGAAATATCCCGAGTTTCAGGAAACTTGGGATAATTATGTTAAGGTAGATAGTCAAGGTAACGTTAAAATTAGCGGAAACGTCAACGAGCTTAAGCTTAAGCTTGATGAGCTCGTTGATAGATACAAGCGGGTTGCGGCTCAGGCTGCTTTAACGCAGTTAGCACAGGAAAACGCTCTTGCAATTCAAAATTCGCAACAGCAGGTGAGGGATGCCGGAGCTGAATTTCTAAAGGTTCAAGAAGAATATAATAAATTCATCGAAGAATGGGATTTAACCGAAGAAAACTTAAATACTCTTTTCAGCACGCCTGAATGGTATTCCTGGGAGAATTCCGACAAATCAAAATCGTTATGGGCAAGCGACTTAAAAGCTCAGTATAACGAATTATCACAGCAACTGCTCGATGCTGCAGGTTCCTATGATGAGGTTGCAAACAGTGCCGCACAACTCAGGGTTAACGGTGACGACCTTGCAAGGATGCAGGCGGTTGTAAACGGTAACTATAATGACGCGTCAGCGGTAATGCTTGCATACAATCAAGGACTGATTTCTGCAAACGAAGTAGAAAAATCACGCTGGGGCTCGCTTGATAATCTTAAAAATAAAGCGAAAGAAACCGCCGAGGCAACAGGCAACAATCTGTTTTATGGATTGAACGGCAGTATTGAGAAATATAAAACAGAAATCTCTAACAAAGGATTGGAAAACGCGCAAGCTTATCTTGATTCATTTGATGAGAAAATGGGCATTGAGTCTCCTTCAAAAGAAATGTATAAGCGTGGCGTTTGGACTGTTCAGGGCTTTATTAACGGCCTACTGGATAGAAGCGGATTGTCCAGGATTTGGAACGCTTCAAAAAGCATAGCCTCAACCGCTCTGAATTCCATTAAGAAGTTTTTGGGTATTGCTTCACCGTCAAAGGAAGCTGAGAAGATAGGTGACTTCTTCGGTTTAGGCTTAGTAAACGGTATTGTAAAGAATAAAAAAGCCGTAAACAATGCCGCGCAAACGCTCGGCGAAAGCGCTAAAATCGGGCTGTCTCTCGATAATCTGAGAAACACATACGCAAGCCTTAATAAGCTCAAAAGCAGCGGCATAGCTCAAAAATCGGCAAGTGTAAACAATATCAACAACAGCTCATCAAAAAGTATCAACGGCGGAATTAACGTCACAATCAACAACGCCAAGCTGGACACTGACGCCGATATCGAGCGTTTCAGTGAACAGCTCGCAGACACTATAATTCGCAAAGGAATGGAGTGGGGATAATGAACGACATCATCTATAACAGCCAATCGCTCAGGGATTTAGGCTACGCCGTTAAGACCTTCCCTGTTCACACTGTCGCCGAGCGCGACATGGAATTCAGCTCTATAATCGGCCGCAGCGGCGACATCATCGTTGACAACAAGCGTTTTCACAACGTCGATATGAATTATGAAATCAATATGATTGACATTGACAGGTTGCAGAACACCGACGTTAACGAGCGCAGGCTTATTGACTGGCTTATGTCCGGCGACGCTGAATATAAAATCTTTGAGGACTCAACCGTCCCCGGGTACTTCTGCAAAGCGATTTGTAAAAATATCAGCGAAATTGCTCGCAATGGCTTGAACGGCTATATTGATACGGCAATATCATTTAACCGCCAGCCGTTCTGGTACTCAAAAGTCGGTCAAAAAAAGCTTACTTTTGAAGCTTCCAAAACCGAGCAGACAATTACAAATCCGGAAAAATTTATCTCAGAGCCGTATTTCAAGATTACGACCGACGGAACGAATGTAGGCGAAACCGCCATTGTTGTTAACGGTGAGCCATACACGCTAACGTATCTTATGGACTATGTTGAAATTGACAGCGAAGCCTACCGCACCTTTAAGGGCTCAGAGGATAAAGATATAGACGCGCATTATAACTATATGCCGTTTTTCAAGCCGGGCGTAAACACATTTGCGGTTGAAGCTAAATCTTCGGCGATGCAGAAACACATCCTTTCTGTTGAAATCATACCGAGATGGAGGCGGTTGTAATGCTCCCGAGATTATATGATCCGAACATAAGCGTCAACACATACAGCAACAACGGACTGGGATTTATCCGTGATTGCATATCCTGCGAGGCAACCGAGGAAAAGAACGGCGAGTATTTTCTTGATGCAATTATCTCAGGCTCGGACAGGCTTGCGGATCAGATAACCGATTCAATGATAATCAAGGCTAAGGCAAACGACTATGATCCGCCGCAGTTGTTTGAAATCACAAAAGCTGTTCCGAGCTACAACGACCGCGGAAAGCAAATCAAAATCAGCGCCCAGCACATCAAGTATCTTTGTTTTCAAAACTATATGCCGTCAAATATTGATTATCCAGACGATGTAGGTAATCCGAAGGAAATCATAAACACGGTGTTTTCCCGTTTGGCACTGCCGAACCGTTTTACCTTCAGTAGCAGCATTTTAGAAAGTAAAACTATTCAATTTGCCGAAGCACCGTCAAAGGCTCTCGGAGAAATTTTCGGCGGAGCGGAAAACAGCCTTTTATCAGAGTTCGGCGGAGAGTTTCACTACGATAACTTCAACATTGAGCTGTTGGCGTCGCGCGGTCGTCAAACCGGTCACAAGATTGTTTTCGGTAAAAACATGTCAAGCTACGAGCAGACTTTGACAAACGACGCCTCCTATTCTCACATTGTCGGCTTTGCCAAAGTTCCGCGGTTAAATTCTCAATCAAACGGGTATGTCACAATCACAAGCAATCCGGTAACTACGGATTGCACACGCGTTTTTCCAAAGGTTAAGCTGATTGATTTTACAAACGAGTTAAAAACTTTTTTCGGCAACAATTTTTATATTTCAGCAGGAACGCTCTATCCCGGCATTGAGGATAAGCTCAACGAGGTCACGCAGGAAAAGCTTAAAGATTACAGCGGCATAGCTAATCAGGACATAAACATAAAGATTGATTATCGTCCGGAGCTGGACAGGCTCGACGATGTTCGGCTTTGCGATACCGTAACTGTGGCGCTGAGTAAAACGAAAGCCGTCCGTGCCCAGGTCACAAAGGTTAAGTATGATTGCTTGGCGGAGCGTTACAATCTGTTAGAGGTTGGAGACTACCGCCCGGCGCTCGCGATGTTCTTAAACCGTAGAAGGAGATGATTATATGAATATTCCTCATAGAAAAATCAGCGTTGATATTAACAGGCTCACTCCCTTGTCCGTTAAGCTTATAGGCAACATAGGAGATAAGAACACCCGGTACCTCGATTTGCAGTTGACTGCAAATAATAAGCCTATCGAGTTTGAGGAAGGGTGCACGGCAACGGTTACATACGCGGTGGACAGGACGGTTATTGCTGAAAACGTACCGTGTGACATTGAGGATAACACTCTGATTATCGGTTTTGACAGCGAGAAAATTGAGAACGCTCACAGCGGAATTATGAAAATCCAGCCTAAAATAATTGACGCCGAGAATAATGTGTTTGTTCTGCAAATACCAATTTGCGTTTACATAACAAATGACATTGCTGAGCGGGGAAGGAGTTAAAAATGGTTATACCTCACAGAAAATTAAGTATTGACATTAACAGACCGAATCAGTATACGGTTGACTTTATCGCCCATGTCGGCGATAAAAACACCCGATATATTGATATAACCTTTAACGCGGATGGTGAGCCTATCGAGCTTGAACAGGGATGTTCAGCAACAGTAACGTATGTTTCGGACGGCGTTCTGATTGAGCAGGAAGCGGAGTGTGATGTTGATGGTTCAACAGTTATCGTCGGAATTGACACCGAAAAGGTTAAGAACCTTCGCAGCGGAATTCTTGAAATTCAGCCGAAAATCGTTGACGGCTCAGGAAACATTATCGTTTCACAAATCCCCGTGCTTGTGCGCATTTCTCCCGACATAGCGGAGCACGGACAGATTAAGGATGATTCGCTCGGTTCATATGCGGAAGTGGTTAGGGAAATCGCCGCCGCGCGCGGAACATACGCCAACCTTAAAGAACGGCTCGACCACACCGGCGCACCGACCGATGAACAGGTTGCTGAGGCTGTTGAAGATTATTTTGATGAACACCCGATAAGCGGCGCTGAGAAATTCGTCGAAGTAACAGACACTTCTGACACAGCGGTTGACAACTGCACGGCTCCCGATACCGTTTACATAGTCAGAGTTGTTTCGGGCGTTGTTACTACCACTAAAATGAGAGTAATCTGCACTCCGAATGTTGCGGGGCAAATGGCTCAATATGCCATGACAAAAGACGGGTACATCATAAGCCGAAAATTTACAGCTTCTGAGTGGGGAGCTTGGGATTTCATTCCGGATAGTAAAAGAGTAGCCACGATGATTTCGACTGCCATTGCCGGAAAAGCGGATAGCTCGGCAATTCCGACAAAGACCTCACAACTTAAAAACGACAGCGGATTTCTTACCTCACATCAGGACGTTTCAGGAAAAGAAAACACATCCAACAAGAAAACCTCAATAAGCAATCAATCTCAAACAGGTGACAAGGACACAAATTACCCGACCGTCGGCGCGGTAAGGGATTTTGTAAATCTTGTAAAGGACGATTTGGAGGATTATGTTGATGAAGAAATCGGCAACATTGAAACCCTGTTATCTCAGGTTTAAGGAGGCGGTATTTTGAGCATTTCAAGTGAAATTACACGAATTAAGACAAATATCGCAAACGCCTATACCGCCTGCGGCAATAAAGGCGGTACGCTTCCGCAAACGCAGAACAGCGCGAATCTTGCGGCGACCATCTCAGGCATCAGCGGCTCGGAAAATATCACGTGGCACCAGTGCCCGGAGCCGGTGCGCAATTACCTCGCGTATGTGGCGGCGCATCCGTATGATCCGGATGATTACAGCACAACCTGCGTTGACTCTTACGCGCCGCAATATCAGAACATTCCCGACGATGTGAGCGCCGCCAATTCAAAGCCTATCGGAAAAATAATTGACAACATGACGTTTTATGACAACGAGCCCAATGTTGCCGAGCCGTTTTCAACCGCGAACAAATCGGGCACGCTTACCGCGCTTGATAAACTAA